GCAGACGAAGTTAAAAAACCAGAAGTAACACAGGAGCAATAATATGTCGTTAGTAGTTGGACAAAGTAAACGCCTAACATTTTTTGAAGAAGATCCGGGCACACCTGGTCAAGCCCCTGCTAGTCCTGATGGCAAGGTGATTCCATTTTCAAATAATGGCTTAAACCATTCACGTTCTAAAAACCAAAGCAATATTATTACAGGCAACCGTGGCAAACCGAAATCAACGCTAAGTAATATTGATGCCGGTGGCAATGTGGTGACAGAAATAGCCCCTGAATGGGTCGGCTATTTATTTAAACATTTGCTTGGCAATGTGGTAACAACGGGTGCAGATCCATACACACATACATTTACCCCGGTAGATGTTGATACCGATTTACCGACTTCAATGTTAGAAGATGATCACGGTGGTGCAATCACAACAGGGCGTTATGATTGGTATAACGGTTGTGTGTTAAAAGAGTTGGCAATTGAAGTTGATAGCAATAACGTTAGTATCACGCCTGTCTTTGTATGCCGCACGCATAGCGAATCTGATACTCCCCTTGATGCAACGCCGACTGATTTAGGTCATACCGCCTTTTCTGGTTTTGAAGCCAGCATTAAAGAGGGTGGTACATTGGTTGCTGATCGTATCAAGTCAATGTCATTAACGATCAGTAATGATACTGATGATCAAATCGGTTATGTTCTTAGTAATGGGGGTGCACGCTCAGTTATCCCTAAAGGTGCGCTGATGGTGTCGGGTTCAATTAAGGCTTTGTTTATGGATAAAAGCCTGTTAACCAAAGCGAAAAACAACACTGATTCAAGCTTAGAATTAATATTAAGTCGTGGCACAGGTGATGGTAGTGCTGGCAACGAATCTATCAGTATTTCACTGCCTAATTTGACATACAACGAAACGGGGGCGCCCACACCTGGTTCGCAAGGTGTTGAGATTAGTCTTGATTTTGAAACGCACCGTGACGCAACAAGTGAAGGTGTAGAAATTGTGTTGAAAAATCAGCTAGCAACGCTGTAAATATTTATTTGTTTTTTTATTCATAGGCCGCGAAAGCGGTTTTTTTATGCCCCGCGATTATGCGGGGCCATCTGAAAGGGTTTTTATTATGGGACTTAAATTAGCAACGCCTGATGCGGTTTGGTGTGATGTTGAAGTTGATCGTTTAGATCTAGATGGTGAAGGCGGTACAAATAAAAAACATTGCCGCGTTAAATTTAGCTTAATTTCGCGTGATCAATATTTTGAAGATAGTAAAAAAGATAAGCCACTATCTGAGTATGTTAAAGACTGGCAATTAAAAGATGATGATGGTGTTGATATTAAATACAACAAGAAGAACCTTGAAGATGTTTTGGCTATTGGCTCATATATGAACGCCTTTCGCAATGCATTTGCTCGCTTGGTTATGGAGCATAGAACAAAAAACTAGAAGAAGTCATTCGTTATGTTTTAACGAATGGCGATCAACTTGAGTACTGCAGGGAATACTGCCCTGCAGGGGGCTGCAAATCTTGCCCAGCCCCTTCTTTGTATGAGTCAAATGTTGAGTCATACAACTTATTTATGAACAGTATCACGCAGTTTCGATACAACATAGACCGCCCAACCGGGCTTGATTACCAGGCATTAAAAATCGTAGCAGATATCATGAATATTCAATTAACACCTGACGTGTTGAGTGATATTCGTGTGATGGAATCTGTCTTTATTGAAGTAAAAATACCAAAGGCTAACCATGGCTAAAAACTTTAAAACCGGCATCATCGTCACTGGTGATGCAAAGGGTGCTGTGTCTGCTGTTCAAGCAACAGAGTCACAGATAAAAAAGTTAAACTCAAGCGCCAAAAAGTCCAGCAAAAGCATCTCTGGTTTAGGTAAATCGCTTGCGGGCATGGCAGCAAGTGCGGTTTCTGTTGCAGGTATTAAAAAGTCAATTGACGCTTACGCCAAGCAAGAGCAAGCAATTTTTCAACTAGAAGCACGTTTGAAGTCAACAGGGCATGCAGCGAATATTTCTAGTGAAGAATTGCAGTCAATGGCGTCTTCTTTGCAAAAAGTCACTACTTTTGGTGATGAAGCCATTATCGAAATGCAAGGGTTGCTGCTGACTTTTACGCAAATTAAAGGCCCAATCTTTAAAGAAGCGCAGCAAGCCATTCTTGATGTATCAACGGCGTTAGGTAAAGATTTGAAATCATCAGCCTTGCAGCTTGGTAAGGCGTTGAACGATCCTGTTCTTGGTTTGTCAGCCTTGGCTGAATCTGGCATTCAATTCTCAGACCAGCAAAAGAATATGATCAAATCGCTCGTTGATATGGGTGATGTCGCTGGTGCGCAATCTATAATTTTAAAAGAGCTAAATACGCAGTTTGGTGGCTCTGCTGAAGCAGCAGCAAAAGGCACAGGTATTATCAAGCAATTGTCGAATGCTTGGGGTGATGTCTCTGAGCAAACCGGCAAAAGCATTATGAGTAACCGCATGGTTAAAGAGTCGCTAGAAGGTTTGCTTGGCGCTGCTAATGCAATGGCTGGCAATACATCCATTGAGGAGTGGGCGCAAAATACAAATGTGTTTTTGAAAGGGATTGCAGCAGTAGCAAAAACAGTTACGACAGGTATTGAAAACCTTGGTTTGTCGATTGGTGCTTTAGCGGCCGCGTCTGGCTCAATTGCTTCGGGTGATTTTGCTGGGGTTGGTGCAATATGGGATGCATATAAAGAAGATCTATCCGCCAATAACGATGAATTGTCTGATTTTTATACCAAGCTGGCAGGGATTGAAACTGTAGCTGCTACTTCATTTGATGAATTAGCAAAAAGTATTGGTAGTGCAAGTAAGGAAACTGATTCTCTCTCTCAGTCGCTATCAGACATAACTGAGAAAGATAAGGCTTGGATGGAGCAAAAGCTGAAATTCATGAACGGTGAAGAGAAGAAAGCGAGGGAAGAACAACAGAAGCTTTATGAAAAACAGCGTGATAATTATCGTCAGTTAATGGCTGCAATGGCTGATGAGCGTCAACAGCTTCTCATGACGGATAAAGAACGATTTATTCATAACCAATTGTTAAAACTGGGTACGGATGCCAAAAAAGCAGAAATTGAAGCAGCTAGAGAGCTAGCCGGTGCATTGTATGATGAACGTATCGCAATGGAAGAATCTAATCTTGCAGTGCAAGAAACACAGAAGGTGTATGAAGAATCATTCAGCCGTATCAATGATGCTGTAAATAGTACCTTTAGATCGATGCTTGATGGTGGCGGCAATGTGTTTGATAAGCTTGCTTCAGGCGCTAAAAGCATGGTCAAAGATATTGTTGCTGAACTGCTTACACTGGCAGCGCGCCCGTTTGTGATTAGCTTAACGGCGGCGGGGTCTGGTTTGCTTGGCTTGTCTTCGCCTGCTTCTGCAGCTGATTTAGCTTCTGTTGCGGGCCAAGGTGGTGGCTTTGGGTTGTCAAACATTAGCAATCTGTTTACAGGTAACAGTGTTGGTGATTCTTTTGCCGGTGTGGGTAACTTTATACAAAGCACTTTTGGTGACTCCTTTCTTGCGGCAAACCCAAGTTATGCATCAGCAACAGGTCAATCCGCTTTATTTTCCAATGCTGGCAGTTACTCTAATCTCGCTTATGGCGGTACAGCGCTACTTGCTAGCTTCTTAGGCGATAAGTTGTTTGGTGGTGCCGGTGGTATCGGTGCCAGCATCGGCTCAACATTAGGCTTGGCTGTTGGTGGCCCTTTAGGTGCGGTGCTGGGTGGTTTGGGTGGTGGCTTAATTGGCGGCTTCTTTGGTGATGATAAGCCTGATGATATTTGGTTTAACACTTTCAATGGTGAGGGTGCAAATGTTAACCGTGGCAACCTAATTGATAACGAAGGCATTGAGAAATTCTTACAGCGCGGTGGAGATAAAGCCTTAGCGTCTGCAAATGGCGGCCTTGGTAAGTTCTCTGTGTCGGCTTGGGAAGACTTCCAGGGTGACGGTATTGAGGAAGCGCAAAGAATCGTTGAGCAAGTCACTGCGTTAGATGCGCAAGTGGCAGCGGTGTTGTCTCCTGAAGCGGTTACAAATGCGATCACTGCCTTAGATGGCGAGGCTTATCACGCTAAAGCGTGGAGTGAGGAAGACAAAAACGGTGCAACTAATGCGATGCAGGAGTTGATTATGCATCGTTATTCAACCGTGTTGGATAGTTTATCGGTTGATGGATTAACAGACCTCTTTAAAACAGAAGCAACACAAGACAATATTCTTGCTTTAGCACCGGGCCTTGCTGCAATAGGTGGTGACTTTGCCGGTGGTAAAGGTTTATTTGGTCAAATTATCGAAGGCGCTATCTTCGGTGGTGATATCAAAGGCGCTTATGATTCTATCAATAGTTATGCAGGCACAAACGAGACACTGGTTGATACTTATGCCCGGTTAACGGCCGAAGCATCTATCTTTAGTGGCGCGCTTGATTTTATGGGCTTGTCGTTTGTAAGTGGCATTGATTCTTTGGTTGGCTTTGCTGATGAGATGGCAAATGCAGCCGGTGGGGTTGATGCGTTACAAGGTTTGTGGGGTAGTTATTTTGATAACTATTACAACGACCAAGAACGCGCTCAAATTGCGTTAGAGCAAAGTGTTAAGTCGCTAAATAGTTTTATGAGTGAGGCAGGCTTGCAAGGGCTTGGCTTAACAGTAGATAACTTTAGAGAGCGTTTTGAGTCTGCTTTGGTTGATGGCTTGGGTGCGGCTGAGTCGGTTGATTGGCTTTCTGCCAGCAAAATGATGACTGAGGTGAATAGCCTTGCCAGTAACTTAGTTGATGTGTATCAAAAATCTGAAATTGATTTTTTAAGCCCTTATCGTTCGTTGGCTGAGGGTGGAGACACGCAAGGTGTGATTGATTTGGCTAATGAGCGCACTTATGACCCATTTGTTGAAGCAATTGAGGCTGCTAGAAGTGCTGATGAGGTGGCAGAAGAAAATGCATCATTTGGTGCAATCGCTGAAAGCAATAGTATTTTAAATTCTCAAACAGGCATTTTATCTAATATTAATTCTGGTGTTGCTGGTTTGCCTGGTGCTTTGGCGGCTGCGTTAGATCCAAGCGGTACACAAGCAGTGTTTGAAAGGTTGGCTGATCGTATTGTGAGTGCAATGAATGAAACTAATTCAGCAATTAATGACTCAGTGCGTGCTGTTCAGCAAGCCGTAAATAAAATTCAGTCAGCAAGATGATTAGTGACGCTCAATTTAATGCGTGGTTGAAAGATGACAACCGCGAACGGGTTGTATTGGTTGAGGCTAAGTATTACGACACGGTTGAGAAAACGCGCTATTTATCATCACATGGCTTTGTGTCTGGCCCAAGCGATACGCCAGCCAATCAGGTTTATGACGATATTATTGATCGTGTGCCAGCATTAACCAGTGATATTGATTTGCTGTTTGGTGTGGGTTCGTTCTTTATTACAAATGACGGTTCGCTTGATAGTTGGGTTGATGATGCTTGGTCGGGTCGTGATTTTATTGTTTATCTTGGTGATGCAACTTGGTCGCGTGATGATTTTAGACAAATTGCTTCTTTAGTCACTGACTCATTAGATATTCAAAGTAATGATGCTTTGGTATTTAGCGTAAGAAATAAACGTGACAAGCTCAATATTAATGTGCAATCAACGCATTTTGATGCGGGTGATGCTGACGGCAAGCCCAAGCCAATTTGTTGCGGACAGGTGTTTAATATCACGCCTGTTTTAATTGATAAGGCAGCTCATAAATATCAAATCCATGACGGGCCTATTGAGGCGATTACTGACGTTAGAGTGAAAGGGGTGACAACTGCTTTTACGGCTGATCTTGCTGCTGGTACATTTACATTGTCAGCAAAACCAACTGGGCGTGTAACGTGTGATGCTAAAGGGGCCAAACCTTCTGTTTATCTATATAAACCTGCAGATATTGTTCAGTATTTGGTTGAGCGTGAAGCGTTAACCACGCCTGAGATTGATGCAGCAAGCTTTTCAGATTTTAATGCGTTATGCCCACAAACAGTTGGGGTGTATTTGTCAAGCCGTGAAAACTTAAACAAGGTGATTACTGATCTTCTTCAAAGTGTTGGTGGTCACTGGTTATTTGATCGCAATGGCTTGCTAAAGTTGTGGCGGCTAGAAGCGCCAACAGCATCAGCTGTGGCTGAGTTTGATGCTGATGATGTTGCCGATGATGCTTTTACTTTTTTGAAAGGCGAGTTGCCTGTTGCTCGTGTGTCGCTGGGGTATCAAAAGAATTACACGGTTCAAAGTTCGGTTGATGACACGGTTGAGGAAGATGATCGTGTTATCTATGCAGACAAAAGCAGTGTATCAACGGCTGATAACGTTGGCATTAAAACAGCCTACCCTTTAGCAAATGAACCTGATACAGACATTACCTTGCTTGCATTGCAGGCTGAATCTGATGCTGAAGCTGCCAGACGGCTAACACTGAGCGCGGTACATAGAAAATTCTTTAAAGCTGTGTTTTATACCGGCCCTTTTCAAATCAACTTAGGTGATGAGATTAAGGTCAGTTATCCCCGGTTTGGTTTTGAAAACGGTCAATATGCAATTGTCACGGGGTTAGAGGAAATGTTGACAGATAACACAATTGAAGTGAGTTTTTGGTTATGAGCAATATGCGTATTGTTTGGAATGTAGCGAGCGACAATGCAACGTTATCTGCTTCACCTTCAATGGTGGGGTCTTTGCCTGAGTCAAACCTGCAAGATCCAACACGGGCAAGGGTGGCGCGTTCGACTTCAACCGCATCACAACAAATTTTAGGTGACTTCGACGCTGATACTTTGGTCAACTCGCTGGTGCTTTGGCGGCATAATTTATCGAATCAAGCGACTTGGCGCATAGAGCTATTTGATGAAGTAGGGCAGGCGGGCAATCTTGTTTATGATTCTGAAGTGCTCCCAGCCATCAACATCAAAGCTTTAAATGATTTAGATTGGGGCGTTGAGCCTTTGGGAGCAAGCGCTTTTACAGATTGGGCTTTGGCTTATTCTGTGCTGTGGTTTGCATGGACTGCGGCCCGTTCTTTCAGATTAACACTATCTGATCCTTTAAATTCTGATGGATATATCGAAGCATCGCGTTTGATTGTGGGTCGCTATTTTGAGCCTAAATATAACGCGAGTTTTGGCAGTGCCTTGGCTTGGGTTGATACGTCTACACACTCACGCACTGCCGGTGGAACATTACGCACAAATCAAGGCCCGGTTTTTCGTCAGCTTAAGTTACTTTTAGATCTGCTTGATGAGAGTGATCGAACTACGCTGATTGAGATTATGCGCACCAAAGGCAAGCGCAAAGATGTGTTTGTATCGCTTTATCCTGAAGTTGGCGGCTCTAAAGAACGAGATCATTCTTTTGTGGGCAAGCATGTTGGCAATCATGAAAATATCGTCGGTCACCACCAATACAATCAAGATTTATTAATTTTTCAGGAGTCGTAATATGGCACTTGTCGTATTTGAGCCAATAGGTGATATTAATTACATCACTAAGTTAAATTTGTTGGCTGTTCAAGCAGAAAACAATGAACAAACACTAACCAATATAGAAGCCGGTGGCGCCTTCAATGCAACATCAGTCTCAAGCTTGTCGATTTCAACAGGCTCAAAGATGTTTGCTTTAAACGAGCAGCATCGAGCATGGACAGTTGGTAGTCAAATCCGTGCGGCTTCTGCGGCTGATGCTGATAATTTTATGCAAGGCACGGTGATCGACTACACGGATGACAATCTCACAGTCAGTGTTACCGTTATTGGCGGCAGCGGTACGCATGCTGATTGGAATCTCGGTACAGCTATCGTGTCTGGCATGACGCAAATTGTTCAAGATACAAACCCAACGCTTGGTGGTGACTTAGATGTAAATGGTCATGACATCCCGGGGTTTGTTCAAGACTCAGAAATTGCCAATTTTTTAACTGCGTCTAATGTGGTCGGCAAACAAACGATATATATACCCGCTTCAGCCATGCAGCCTCGATCAACATCGGGTGCAACAAGCCAATCACGTGAGTTAGCAACGAATAAGATCTTGCTTAACGCTTTGCTTTTTGATGCGACAACAACTGAATATTGTCAGTTTGCTGTGCAAATGCCAAAGAGCTGGAATGCTGGCACAGTCACTGCTAAATTTGTGTGGGCACACGGCAACACAACAACGAATTTTGGCGTGCGTTTCTTTATTCAGGCAGCCGCGTTTTCTGATAGCGATGCGCTTGATACGGCTTTTGGTACTGCGGTGGGTCACACTGCTGATGCGGGCGGTACTGAAGATGATGTTTATATCACGGCTGAAACGGGCAACATCACCATTGCAAACAGTCCAGCTAAATCAGATTACGTGATCTTTCAGATTTATCGTGATGTAACCGATCCAGGCGACACATTAGCAATAGATGCTGAATTGCTTGGCGTTTCGTTGTGTTACACCACTGACGCAATTACGGACGCTTAAAATGCTAAAGTTATCAAATTTAAGCGGATTTAATGCCGGTGGAAGCAGGGAGTCAACGCTATTAGCACTGCGTCATGACGATGCTGTGACAATGATTAAAATGGCCGATTGGTCGATAGACAACACCTTTAGCACTTTATCATGCGGTAATGCGTCTACGGCTTATGTTAGCAACGCAATTTGTTTTTCACCTGACTCAGCCTTTTTTGTGGCTTCGGGTGCAAGTGGTGTTGGTGCATATTCAGTTGTTGATGGTAGTGAACTGTATCTGCACAGCACAACGCCAACAAATACACAGATCGATTTAAGCAAAGACGGGCGTTATCTTGCGTTCGGTATTGCCGGAATTGGCACAGGGAATATTGTCATTGTTGATACATCAACATGGGGTATTGTGCATACGATTGCCGACCCATTAAGTGGCGGCGGCTCTAACAATGATAGGCAAGTGCTTGCGTGGAGTAATGATGGCTCAAAGTTGGCAGTGGCTAACGATGATGGTTTGATTGTGATATATGAAACTGACACATGGACAAAATGGAGTAATCAGCTCAATTTTAACTACAACATCTATGAAATAAATTTCTCACCCGATGACACACTCCTTGCACTAAGTGTCGATACATCTAGCCCTAACGTTGTTCATGTAATGAATGTGGCAACAACATTAGTCAGTGGTAGTGCGTTCACGGATGACATGGTTGCAAATAGCGATTCGTATGGCAGTGTATTTAGTCCTGATGGCTCAATCCTCTATGCATCTTGTTATAACGCAACACCTAGAAATGACTATCTTGAATCTTGGAATGTCCCGGCATGGACATCTAATGGCGTCATGCCAGATACACACCAGTATATTGAACAGATAGCAATAGATAGCACGGGTCGTTACCTTGCCTATATCTATCAATTCTCACCCTTCTTTAAAGTTTTAAATACAGAAGACATGTCTATTGTGACAGGCACACCAACCGCACCCATTCGGTGTGATTCATTAGCTTTTAATTAAAGGTATAAGCAATGCATGATTTAGTTTTAAACGGCCAAGTGATTAAAAGCCGTGAGTTTAATGACGATACACCGCCAACACTGGCTTCAAATAAAGGTAAATGGTTGCCGCGAGTTGTGAATATGCCAGCTTTCGATCCACTTTATCAAACGCAGTCGCTAACAAAATCAGTTACCGCAACGCAATCAGTATGGGATTTTGTCGTGACTGACAAACCAAAAGCGGAAGTGGCAACCGAAATATTGAAACAGTTAGCCGATAAAGCTGATCAAGTGAAGTTTGAAGGTATTACGGTTGGTGGTATTGAAATAAGTACCGATGAAAGTGCATTGACTCGGCTATCAAGTGCATTACTCGTTACGACTAGAAAAGCAGGGGCTACGTTTAAATTTAAAGACAAAACAGGTGTAAAGCGCACTGCAGACAAGGCAATGCTTGAATCTATTCAAGATGCAATTCAAGCCCATTATGATGCGGTTGATTTAAACGAAGGCACACACGAAGCTGCAATTACTGCTTTATTAAATGACGCAGTGAAATCAGCGGCGGACTTAGGTACATACGATATCAATACGGGGTGGTAATGATGAAATTGAAACTGATTTTAATGGCTGCGTTTGCGGCCTTTTTTTTGTCTGGTTGTTTTGCAACTAATGGCACAAATAGAGTAGCAGATGGTGGTGCTGTTTACCGTTACGAAAAAACAGCAGATGGTGCTTGCTCGGTTGAAATTACATCAAGCCGTGAGGTTATTGGTGGCGCGATGTTTATTGGCGATGACTGTACTTTGCAAACTCAAACAGAGTCGGCCGGTGGTGGTGATGCATTAAACATTATCGGCACACTGATTGAGAAGATCGAATGAGGATTTTATCACCTGTTAGACTCGAGCGAGTACCAGGTAAAAACCTTTGGATCGTCCTAGAGGATTTTACCGTTAAGCTTGATGGTAGTCGCAGTGTAACCGTACCTAAAGGCTTTGAAACAGATAAAGCAAGCGTTCCTTTAGGTGTTGTTATTAAACGTGATGATCGACATATTGTTGAAGCTGCTTTAGTGCATGACTATCTTTATGTAAAGCAGAAGATAAGTGATCGATGGATCAAGCGTAAGCAGGCCGACAAAATCTTTAAAGCGATTATGAAAAAGTCTGGTGCTGGCTGGTTAAAGCGGCAAACTGCATATTTAGGCGTTCGCGCCGGTGGTTGGCGCTACTATAATAAACGAGCAAAACGAATAGGGAATGTTCATTATGTATAGATTCTTATTTCTAATGCTAATTAGTTTAAACGCTTATGCTCATCCTGAGCGTTACTATCAAGAAAAGCATTGTTGGGGTGAGTCTGAGTACGTTTTGCCAGATCGAACCCGAATTGACTGCTTAACTGATGACTATGCGATGGAATATGATTTCGCTAAGAAATGGGCTGAGTCAATTGGACAAGCTTTGTATTACGCGAAAGTTACCGGAAAAAAACCAGCAGTCACATTGATCATTCGCAAAGATAAAGATCTCCGATATCTAGATCGCTTCATGACAGCATCTGAAGGGCTAGGTATCACATTGTTCTTGGTGTATAGAAATGAGTAGTGCGGCAGAGTTTTATGCCCTGCTTGGCGGCTTGATCGGCACAGGCGTAGCAATAGTCTGTTTTCTATATTTACATCTACGCAAAAAGTGGCGTGAAGATGATTGATCAAGAAATCAGATACATTATAGAGCTAGAAGAAGGGTGGCGTGATAAACCCTATTATTGTTCTGAAGGTTATCCTACTGTTGGTTATGGATTCAAAATCGGTGAGCAATTTGCTCCATTGCCTGAGTTCACCTTGCCGCGCCCAGCGGGGGATGCATGGCTAAGCTGCAACATCAGAACACTTCGTAAAGCGTTAGGTAATAGAGTTGAGTTGCTCAACGATGCGCGACAAGCCATTATCTTATCTATGTGCTATCAGCTAGGCGTTGAAGGTTGCTTTAAGTTTAAGAAGATGTGGCGAGCAATCGAAAATGACGACTATGAAGCTGCAGCCAAAGAAATGCTTGACTCTAAATGGGCCAAGCAAACACCATCACGAGCAGCCAGACATGAGCAAGTAATGCGAACGGGGTTGTTGTGGCCGACATATAAAGTTGGTTAGAGAGCAATATGGGAAGTGTGCGGATTTTGCACGGGGTTATCAAAGAAGTGTGCGGATTTTGCACGGTTTTTAAGGCTTGAATATAGTTGGAAGACGCCCAAGCCCTTATGTATAGCGGTGTTAAAAAGGTAGCCGCCCCGCATGGGGTGCTAGGGGTCGAAGGTTCAAATCCTTCTGTCCCGACCAATTTAAAACCTGTTAAAACAATAGGTTACGATGTTTTGCAACCATTCCCAAAGTTTAGTTATTTGCTACCTGTGCG